GTGGATGTTGTTGGACACATAAATGTCCAGACCCCACAGCTTGCCGACACGACCAGTTTCGACCGTCTTGCTGTTGTCGGTGTCCTTCAGGATTTTTGCGAGGACGAACTTCACATATACTTCAGGTGAGATTTCAAGGTATTTCGTCTCGCTCTCCGGAACGTTGACCCTTCTCATGGCGGCATCAGCTTTTGCCAACAGGTCAAGCACGTTTGCGGACGTGAAAGTGGAAGCGTATGTGTTTATTGTTTCGCCTGCATCCGTGTACTTGCTGAACACGAACTGATCAGCGTAGTCAGCCAGCTTGTATGCAGCGTTCCTGACGTGGGCGCTCTCGAACGCAGCAGCCTTGTCCATCTGCTTCTTATCGACATCATCGAGGTAGTACTGGAACGCCTTGCTCTCGGTGATGTCGAGGTACTGCGCTGAATCGTCCAGCAGCTGCGGGTCGCCCATATCCTGGTTGCGAACATAATCGAACAGTTCTACCTCACCCGGGGTCAGGATCTTTACGCGATCGCCCTTGCTCTTAATATCCATTTTGTTATCGTAAAGGCTCTTTATCCTTTACTTCTTACACTTTGCCATTGTGTAAGTTCAGACTATATCTTGTTAGTATGAAAGGTATTAAAAAAGACCGTTTACACGGTCTTTTTTCTATTCTTTTTGTGTGCTGGCGTCCCCCTTGCAAGTTCAAATCTAAGCCCTGCCTTTTCAAGTTTCGCCATTAGTGTTTTTCGGCTAACCCCCACGGCTTCGCAAGTTTCCGAAACCGTGTACCCTTGCTTAAGCATTTCATGGGCTTTCTTGACGTCTACTTGTTTTCTTTCTTTTTTACTATGTAGGCTTTTGTGCTGATATTCAGTCATAAGTTTTAGGTTGCTTAGGCTATTATCGTTTTTTATCCCATTAATATGGTGGACCACTTCGTTGGCATTCAGGCGCCGTCCAATAGCTTTTTCCATAATTATGGTATGCTCCGGGATATAGCCTCGTTTGTTTGCCGCCGGATGTTCGGGCATATGAATATAAATGTACCCTGTTTCTTTTGCTGTAAACCCACAATGGTACCTATCCGTTTCTATGCCTTTTTCCCGCAATCTTCCCCTTACCGTACTATAACCTACATTAAATTTTTGGGCTATGTAATGCAAGTCATGCCCTTTGTAAAAAAGTTTAATCATTTTATCAACGTCTAAATCGAGCCGCATGCTATTGCGTTTAAGCCCAAACTTATTCATGTAGTTCATGATAGTTCGCTTGCTAACGCCATAATAATCGGCAACTTTTTTCATGCTTGCAAGTTCATTATATTTTTGTGCAAGCTCTGCCTTATTTTGATATCCTTTCATACTAACCCCCGCTTTCGTGGACGAATTATCTTCATACATATTATACCGAAATGTCGCCTTTTAGTCAAATGTATCGGTTTGTAATATGCTTAGAATCACGTCTAGTCGTTACACCTTCAACAAAATTTCTTTTGTTGCTTGGCTCGGTATTAACCTGTTTTTTTTTAGGAGGTCTTCACCGAATTAACGGGGTTTAACGAGGGCAATATTAAAGTTTACCCTCATACTCGCGGTTGCAGTGTTTGACCGCTATTGCGGCTTTCTCTCTTTCTTCAAGCAGTTTTGCATGAACTATTTCAGGAATGAATTCATACGGCATTATACGTCACTCTCCTTTCAAAAATAAAAGCACCGGTTTTTACCAGTGCTTCCGTGATTCTTCGAGGATTGATAGATTTTTGCGCACCCAGTTGATGTCATGCTTGTTGGCTTCAAACTGTTCGCGCGAGATATAGCCACCGGTTGCGCCCGATGACTTTGCCGAACCTGTCGAACTCGCCGCATTTTTCTCATTGGCCTGCTGTACCTGATGTTGCTGCTGGAACTTCGCCATTTCCTCTTTCAGCCGCTTGTTCTCGTAGCGCACATAAGCATCAAGCAGGTTACACCCTTTTTTGACCTCAACCCATACCTCAACCGGAATATCCTCCGGCTTTACGTCGGGGTATGCGTCAAGGAACTCAGCCATCATCTGGCGCTCTTTTTCCTGCTTCTCCTGCTCTGCCTTCTCCTTCTGGTACTGCTCGCGGAACTTCCTGCTCTCGTAGACTTCCTTTGCTATGTCAGGCGGGATATTCTCTTGTATCAGTTCGTTGATCTTCTGCTGTTCCCTGAATTTGCGGTCATTCTCTATTAACTGGTCAATACTCATGCCGCTTTCCTGGGCTATCTGTTCAAGGTAAGACAAATACGGGTTGTTCTTCAGTTCGACTTCAAACTGCCGCCTCAGTTCAGCCTCTAAACGTGCGCGTTCTTTAGCCAAACGTGCGGCAAAAGCTTTTTCAACACCCTCGTTTTCCCCGGCGGCGGGTTGCTGTTCTACGCCCGTTTGAGGTTGTTCTTGTGTCATTACCTCTGATGTTTCCTCTGCTGTGTTTTCCTGTTCGGCGGCAACAGGTTCATTAACGCCCGAGCCTTCGCCTTCTGCGAAAAGCTGTAAATTGATGTCTTTCAGCATGTAAAACTCTCCTTTCATACCGGCGGCGTATGAGATTCAACGCCCGAAAATTTGCATTAAAAAGCGCCCTTTCGGATGCTTGATTTACTTGGTCTTTACATTATTTCTTTCCACTTCAAATAATGGGTTTCTGTAACAACTTCCGTGTTACAGTGCCCACATATCAGTTCAGTGTCACAGAATATCCTAAACCCTGCCTCCCTTGCCCTCACGCAGAACGCGAGGTCCTCCCCGATGTTCGGCATCGGGAAGAAATACGGTGTTTGCAGGATTTCAAACACCTTCCGCTTTATCAGCGTACACGCCATCCCAACACCCTGAACCTCAATCAAGCCTTTGGGGTAGTCAAGATAAAACTCTGTGCCTTCACGGTCGCATTTCTTGAATATGCACGGTTCATAACCCGGCACACGCTTAAATGCCAGCCCCGAAACAATATCCTTATCAGCTTCAATTAACCGTGGAACAAGATCCATCGGTACAACCATGTCGCTATCGATAAACAGCAACGAGTCACAGCCTGATTCAAGAAGGTATTTTGCTGCCTGTTCCCTTGCTGCATAGACAAGGCTTAACCCGATTGGTAAGAGTTCAAGTTCTATCCCCTTGCTTCGTGCATAACAAGCCATAGCAGGCAGCGAATACGCCGCCTGCGGGGCTATGTATCCGGTGTAGGGTATACAAACCACGACTTTCATCAGTTTACCTTCCTTCTCAGGGTTTCGTATTTCTCTGCCCTATTTAAGTCGGATCCGGCGTAGTTCGGGCACTTGGGATTGATACAGACAAGTTTCAGTTCCTGGAACACGTCTGTGGTGTCCTTCTCGCTGACGAATTTACTGTCAGCAATAAACATCTTGCCGTTACATTGCTTGCACTTCACTTGTACCACCTCCTATGTTTCCGGCGTATGGCATCGGCTGATTGATATGCTGCCTTATCAGTGCCTTTGCCTGCTGTTCGTATGCAACAGGGTCATTGCGCTGCAACATTCTAAGATGATTTCTCGCTTCATCAGACAACATCGGCTCAATCTTGCGCAATTCCTCGGCCATGAGTTCATACATGAACTGTTTTTCTTCTGCCCTCTGCTGTGCCTCTGCTCCCTCCCTGGCTTCGATTAATGCCTCTTTATCGGGTATCACGCCGTCAGGCAGGCGTTTCAGGTACTCGACAAAGTTAATCAATTGCATTTGCAGCAGTTTATCAAGGCTTTGGATAGCTGCGGCTTCGTTCCAAATATTCGCCGGTCCGACTTCGATTTTCAGCTTAAATTTGATGTCTTTCAAAACCGATGTATCAATCGGTACGAACTGCTGCTCCTTGCCGTTGTTTATCTGCATAATCCTTGTCGGGTAATCGGTGTACTTTGACATGAAGAAATCAAGCCAGATCAAGCCAACATCCTCAACGTACTGATAGAACCTTCTCTTGATAGCGGCAAGCGGGACAACGGCGTTTTTGCTGTTTACGATAATTGCCGATGTGTTGATCGGGTTAGCTTCTCCAAGTGCTGATTCGTTCGCCCCGGCCATGTCCTTCGTGGTCTGGATAAACCACTCCATAAAGTTCATAACAACGGTTGGTATTTGCGCTGGCTGCATATAAACTGCCGCACCGCCAACGCCGCCATCATTCGTACCGTTTACGGGAATTGCCGTTGTAACATCATTTGTCCATTGGTTTATGCGGGATTTGTCATACAAAACTTTGGGATAACCATGTATTTTTATCCAAAGTGCCAGAATGGCGGCCTGTTGGTTTATCATTATCTGATTCGGGATAAGAGAAGTTGCCTCGGCTTCGCCATAAGTTGAACCTTCGCGCTCGTACCAGTTCATAATGGCTACAGGATAACGGTGCAAACCAGTATCCCATTTCGGACGAACAACCACGCTTTGAGTACATTTCTCGGCAAAGATTTTCCACTCCTGCCCCTTATTGACTTTGATGGTCTGAATAACGGTTTCGCCAGTTACAGGATCAATAACTTCCTGCTGTTCTTCCTCGATAACGTCAACAAGTTCCTTCCACATATGAAGAAGGACGGTGCATTTTCCACTGTCCTCAATTTCGGACTTTGCCATGTCGCCGGTTTCGTTCTTCGTTTCATCGTCAGCCGCAATCAATTCAAGCTGTTCCTTCGTTGCTCCGTTCTTCTTGGCTTCACGGCGAACGTCCTCCACCTGCTGACGGAAGGACAGTATTATATACGGCTGAACAGGCTCATAAGCGTTATTGATCTCCGGCATGTTCGGGTCTCCGGGGAAGAAATTGCTTGCGTTTATCAGTTCACCACAAATATCGCCCTGTTGACCGTCGCCAGCGTCTATTTTGTCATACCAGTACCAGTACGACACCATAGCCCCGCTTAAAGCCGCCTTAATCAAACCCTTTTCGTTCATGGAATCCATTTTCAGCTTTTCCCACAGGGTCACTGCGTGTTCTGTGAACAATCTGGCAATTTCTCGGTACATCTGGCTTTGCGGATTGTTGTCGGTATCGCTTATCCAGTCTGCCGTGAACTTCATTTTGAGAAGGTCGGACATGACTTGGGAGCATTTCCAGTCAACAATTCGCTTTGTGACATTGAGGATCGGCGTTGGGTGCTTGTTGGTCTTTATCCCACGCCAATGGTCGCCGGAGTAAAACCGCTCATTCTTGTCTGTCTTGGACAGTAATGATATTTTGCTTTGGTATTCAAGACCTTTCTGATACCTTTGCCATGCTTTGGTCTGTTCTATATCCATATGTTTCACCTCATTTCTGAGCAATAAACTTGCATTCAGACACTCCTTTCAGGTGTTCACTCGACCGCATCCGGGTCATACTCCATAATGGCTTTTACGCCTTCTTGAAACTCTCGTTCTTTCTTCTCAAGTTCCATGTTTTCCTTTATCTCTTGGATGGCTTTAATCGGGCTTTTAAGGGGTTCTATTTCCTTGCCCTTAGAAACATTCATTCCTAACCTCAAGCCCTCTCTAAAGCCAAAATAAAGGCATAAAAAAAGCACTATTGCTATGATAGTGCTGGTGATTGCTATTTCCATTTCCTTATCCTCCAAATCCTAAATAATCTTCTGTCACTTCACCGCCGAAGTAGCTTTCATCATCATTCTGCGGTTTCTCAAAGTTGAAGTTATAATGCTGTTCAGGTTCGGGGAGTTCCGCTGCGCGAAAATAAAGCCAGTTCAAAGCCTGGCTTCCCGCGTCAACTTCGTCGTCACGCTGTACTTTCTTCTCTGGACGAAATGCGGCATATTGTTCGATGATCTCCTGCGCCCATTCACATTTGACAAATACGCCCGGCGATACTTCGATTCTGTCGGGGATATATACATTGCCGGCCTCCCATAAAGGCAAAACAGCGTTAAGCCGTTCAGCTTTGCTTTTTGTCGCCTTGACAGGTATCAGACCACTTACCTTGTCCCGCATGATGCGAATGACCGCAGGGCCGTTGGCTTTGTCCTCAATGAGTTTTGCAATTGCGTCAGGGTGTTTCTTATCCCACTCATTGATGCTGTCCATGGTCTTAACAATGTCCATTCTGCCGCCTTTGTGGTCAATGAGGTAATAATTTGCGCCACATTTTGCCCACACATGACCGGCAACCGGGTCTGTGCCGTCCGTATCTTTGAATGAACAGTCCCACGACTGCACTTTCACAGGCCAAAAGCCGGGTTTCTGCATTTCAAGGGTCAATGTGAAGCGCTTCCACCATTCCCTTTTCACCATATTGCCCTCTTTTGAAGTCGGGTTCTGCTGGTACAATGCCTCCCAAGCCCTCAAACCGCCTTCCATCGGGTCGTTTTCGTATGACTTCTTTTTGTTCAGCAGCCAGTGTATGTCTTTGCCAGCTTCGGGCAAGAGTGCTTCTCCTGCTTTCCTGCCGATTTCGGGTTCATCAGCCTCTGCTATGGCAGGAAAGCGTATCTCAAACCACTTGTCAGGCTCGGTTTGAAGCAAGTAGCCTATCAAATCATCCTCATTCCATCGGGTATGCACGACGATATATTTGCATTTCGCTGATGCACGGGTTTGTATGGTGTTCAACCACTCGTCAATGACGAATTTCTGATAAATGGGGCTGTCTGCCTCCTGACGGTTCTTGTACGGGTCATCCAGTACAATCAGGTCTGCGGGGTTACCTGTTATAGCGCCGCCGATACCTCGGGAAATCATGCCGCCATTTGTGCCTTCTATCTCAAATTCAAGCGCTGAAGCTGAAACCTTTGATAATTCATGTTTGCGAATAATTTTCCCTTTTTCGTCAACTTCATCAAAGAGATTACCGAATTCCTCAACCTTTTGCTTGTTCCTGCGCCCGAACTTGACTGCCAAATCCTCGCCGTATGCAATTTCAATAACGTGGTCATACGGAAACCGCCCCAAATAATAGCTGCCTATTGTCTCGGTTATCACTCGGCTTTTGCCATGCTGTGGAGGAATGGAAACTGTTATACCTTCGTATGGCTCGCCCTTATCGTTTACAAGCTCATTATTAATCAGCTTATCTATACAGTCGCATATATATTCCTGAAATCTTGCAATCTTGAATTTTTTGTCATACCTGTGCACATATGCTACATAGTTAGCATATCGGCGCTTAGCCATTTCGCGCTCATATAGCGCGTCCCCCATTGCAAGTTCCTCATACAGTTTTTTTAAGCGTTCCTTTACGTTCATACAATCACCGCTTTGCTTTGCGCTTGAAATATTCGATTTGCAAGAGGCGTTTCATGGCTTCTTCCTTTGTTAGATTCGGCTT